TACCTTACCACGTACAGTTCTAATAGCATCCTGCATCTCAACCCCGGTCCCTTTAGCGCCAGATATTGTTGCAGAGGCACGCTGTATCGATGGAGGAGTGTTAACCTGTTCTGTTATAGATCCAATACCTGCCATTGCATTATGCACTAGCAACAATGCAATGATCGGTATTAATTTAAACATATTAACGAGTATTAGAGTTTATAGTAAACGTGTTAGTTGATCCGACACTCTTTAAGTTTACAATACTATCAGCTGAGGTGCCGCCCTGTATTATTGTTGCGGTATTACCAGACCCAGCAAAGTCTAATGCTGCACTGTGTCCAACTGCGCCGCCGCCGCTTTGAGTAATTGAATATGTGTTAGTTGCGCCGACACTGGTCAAACTTAATACACTAGCAGTACCCGACTGGCTTACTGTTGCACTATTACCACCACCGCCGGTCATTGATATAGTTTGTGAATTATTATCACCGTTAACCGTAGAAACTACGCTATTGTTTGTACCACCACTGGTAATCGCAGTAACGGTATTAGTAGTACCTAACACGTTGATATTGGCATTGGCAGTATTACCAGACTGGGTGACTGATACTGTATTGCTGGCGCTAACTCCGGCACCGCCCTGATTACTGTTAATAACTGCGGTAGCATTGTTACCAGTCAGACTATATGTAAAGCTACCAGCATTTGCTGAGCCAGCTGCTGTAGAAGTATTGACTCCTAAACTCAACGTATTTCCACTACCAATTTGGCTTACTGATACTTGATTACCGTCACCCACAATACGCGCCGGGGTAGTATTACTAGTACCCACCCCCTGTATTCCACGTACTACGTTGCCGGCGCCGTCTTGAGTAACAGCGATAGTTGAATTATCACCGCTTTGATCAATGTAGATGCTATTATCCACTGCGTATACATTAAATATGCTAGATAACAACAGGGCGATAGACGCTATTATTTTTCTTTTCATTTATTTAAAGTTAGTTTTCACTAACTCTCCGTTATTGTTACAATTTTCCTAGCTATTAATATTTAATTTCTTCTAACTAAAACTAATATGATGCTGTTAAAATTCTAACAGTGCTACTATTATTCTACTGCTTTATTGAATTCCCAAACACCCTTACGTTCGCCTTCTTTAATCAATTCAACCACTGCCGCTTCGATAGTCGCTTTAACTGCTAGCGTGCCTGGTTCGTTTATGGTTAATCCCGTTTCAGCTTCAAATGCTTGAGTACCTCGACTCAAAAACTTTAGCACCGCAATACTATCCGCAGTACTATAAACGATCTTTGTTACTGTTACCGCTGTTAATACTTTACCGGTATTGACACTGACCGCCCTTAAACTTACTGTTACCGTGTCTTTGCTATATTGAGTTTGCGGACCGACACCTAAAAATCTATATGCTGATCCGCCACTTTCACTACCGCTGTCATATCCGATAATACCGCCTTCCATTATCAACCCTGCAAATTGCATAGGCATTAATGGTTTAGCATTTGCACCCTCGTACGCTTCGCGCATCTGTCTAATTAGAGTACGTTCACGAGTTAAACTATCAATCCCAACTCTTTCAACCACATCAAACCATTGTCCTTTACCCACATCTTGCAATGCTTTAATCAAAAATACTTCTGCACCCTGTGTTACTGCGGTACTTAAACTAGCAATACCGGGGGTAGGTCTACGTTGTCCAGTCTTATCCAAAAAACTATAAACGGCTACTGATACTTTTTTACCGTTAGGTGCTGGTAATGTATCAAATTCCTTTAGCATCTTATTCGCTGCTAATTCTGGTTTATACTCAACTCCGGCTTTTTGAGTTATTGCACATCCGCTAATTAACAAAGATAATAATACAATTAATGCTTTCATTAGAATTGAAATTGTCCCAATGGTACTGCTACCTGCGTTTGATTGCCAACGGTATCTGTTACCGTCAAATATACATTTGTACTATCTTTAGACCAAAATATAGTATTTCCTTCAAAATTTAGTGTACCGCTAGTGCTTCCACCATTTGCAAACATCGCTGTGGCTAAGTTCTGACTTATTTGTGCGTAGATACGTGATTCTAAGTTATTCAAAAACTTCTGTAAATTGGTGTTTGCTGCGTCAGACTTGGCTTTGTCCAACATCGCTTGTATATCTTTTTGTATCTGCACCTTCCGGGTAAATTCCTGATTCTCAATGGTCAACACATGACTACTATATCCCGACCCGTTAAAACTTGGACTTTTAAAGGAATAATCGTTTATTGGTGCAGCGGAAACGACAAAAGGCATAAAAATGCCGATTGTTAGAACTTGTGTGATGATATAACGCATACTCTACCTCTTATTAGTATTTAACTAAAATAGAGTCGAGTTATATAGTATTAAAACATACTATAACTATATTAGCCTAGAATGTACCCTCGGCTTAAACTTCCTTTAATTCCTTTTGAAATATCCGAAGGGTCATTCTTCCAAAAATCTGGTAACGTAGACCACATTAAATCTAACCCTGCTTTCCAATGTTTTCGAACAGGGTTTTCGATCTCAATATCAAAAAACCAATCATCACGCAAGGTAAAAATAGCACTCGGTGTTTTGCCGTTCGTAAATGTATTGATATTCCAATTTGGGTATATTAGGTGATGTACCCCGTGATTAGATAACCAATATTTAACACCATCGACTTCTTTAAAGGCCAAGTCACTTTTCTGAGTACTTATAAAAGGTAACGAGGTTACGTCTCCTGACATATAATTTTTTATTATATGCCCTTGTTTTATCAGTATTTCAGGCTTGTCGGGTGTCCAATAAAATAATTCATCATCATATGGTTCTAATCCGGCCATTGAGCTAACCGACGGACCATTCCCAATTAAGTCAATAAATGAAAACAGGAATTTATTATTTTTATATGTAATACGCGGTTTATCCAATGCCCATAAAACACATAGCTTCTTACCCGAATGAATGATATCTGCCCATTCTTTAATCTTTAAAGGTAAACTTTTTCGTGAAGCACTGTTTGGGTTAACAATCATATTAACATCGTAAATCCATTCTTCACTTGTGGCAGCTTCTGTAAATCTGTCAATGGTTAAATCTGTCAAGTCAATATGTCGATATTTAAGGTCAGGCCGTATTTCACGTAACTTTTCTATGTATGGGATCGAAACACGAAAAATCTCAGCATTTAAAAAACTATCTTTATCACCGGTAGCCTTATAGTTAGTAAAACTAGCTACTTCATCAAGTTTAATGTCATTCAATATAAATGATTCTAACGCAGTAGTAGAGTCGGCTCCTCCGGAAAACATCATTATAATATAATCATATTTGTCACGCAACTGTTGAGCACGTTCTCTATATAATTCTAGGATCGGTTGACTAGGTTCTTTAGTCCAATCATAACAACTAAAGACGGCATCATTAAAATCCCACTGTGGGAAAATTCCAGTCTTTGTTTGAAGTTGAATTGCCTCTAATTTGGAATAGACTTTTAAATCTCCAATACGATAGCAACCAAATTTATCATGATACTCCATTATTGTAACTTTATTTTATGTTTGATTAGAAAAGTCTTTACCTCTTGCTGCTGTTTTATAGTTAAAGCAATATCTCGTTGATTCACTGATAAATTTGGTATGAATCCCAAAATCATCAATTGTTCTTTAAAAGAAGACTGTTTAAATAGCAGTGATAAATCAGCCAGTATATTATCTTTCAAGTTAGGTGACATATTTTTACTAATGAGTAATCCGGTTGTTCCTTGAAACGGAAATGGTTGCTGAAAAATATCTCCCCAAGACTCTACATCAAAATTTACTGGATGAGTAGATACTATTGCAACTAATTTAGGATTTGGTAAATAATTTTTTATAGTAGGATATAACCCAAATGAACAATCAATCTCTCCACCAATTAACGCAGTTATATAACCTGCCCCCCCTTGGCTATAAAAAATAGGCCAATGTTTAACTGGCAGTTTATTAATAAGAATTTCAGTAGCTATGTGTTCTTGAGCACCGCCAACACCAATATTCAACGATTTGGTAATACTTGCAAACTCCTTAAAATTCTTTGCACGAACATTATCAGAATTACAAATTAAGATATGAGGAACTACCCCTACTATTGCTATTAATTCTAAATCTGTTTCAACGTTATACGGTAAAACAGGTATGGTTAGTGGATTTGACACATAATACTGTACTAACGATGCAACCATTATCGATGGGTTTGATATTGTATGTTGTATTGCTATAATACCCTTTCCTCCAGGTAAATTTATTATACGGTATTTACTATCTTCAAAGTTTTTAGCTATAGTTCTACCAACAATATCACTTGCTCCCCCCGGAGCAAATGGAATTACAACGTGAGTCTGATCAATAGCCCGCACTTGCGTACACGTGAAAATTAAAAATAATATTACTAAATTAATATACTTCATATACTTTCCTTAATTGTTAATATGTATTCTATCTAGCAAAGTCTGATAGAAAGAATCCGCTTCGCCGCCAAATTTACCCATTAATTCGTCTATGTGCTGCTTACATATATCGTAATTCTTATTAATATACTCAGTCAATAGCTTGGCATGCAATGCTTTGTGTTCTTCGAGCTGGGGTATTTCTTGTATAGGTATCTGTTCTGCTGTAACTACACAGAAAGCCTTGTCCTCTAATTCCAATAATATGTAAGAATCTTTGAGAGCGTCGGCACGATCTTGACCTACTATAATGTACATAAGTTCCTTTATAATGTGGTAAGTTTATACCTCTGTACTGCTGACTGTACCGCCTGTGCTTGATAGACGCAATCTGCTAAGGCGTTGTGTGCCTGTTCTCGGCCGGGCTGTCTGTCGTCACCCAGGGCTTGTAGCAGAGTACGACTGTCACGGATCACATAGAAAGGCCAAGGGGTAGGTTTGTTCAACTGTCTATATAGATTCTCCAATATGACGATGTCGAACACAGGACCCTGGGCCCAGATGCGATTAGCAGAATTTACGAACCTGTTTAGCTGTTGGGCAAAGTCTTCCAGCGTGATACGATCGCCTTCGCCCAGTGCTTCTTCACGTACTGCTTCGGCTTGTTTACCCCACCACTCCACAGTACCGGGATCTATGTTACGACCCAAGGCCACTTGTTCATCTACGTCAACCTTGACATAAAGTGCTTGACCCATCTCTGCGTCGGGATCAAATGGATTGAACTTGATGGCACCCAGGGTAAGGATCACACTATCAGGGCTAGTGGCCAGTGTTTCTATATCCAACATGATATCGATAGCCATATTACGCCTCTGGTTCTAGTTTAACGATTAGTGGGAAGCCGTTATTCCTGGCCAGCAAGGTCACTTCGACTCCTTTTTGTTCAGCCATCTCATAGGGCAATGTCGCGACTATAGCCGATCCGTCTAGATGGATCTTCATAGTTAGTTCTTCGGCTTCTATGTGTGGGTAACTAAAAATCAACACCAGAGTCTCTACTACAAATCCCTGCGTAGTGACTTCATCGTTGATGTAGATAACATTGTATTTGCCAGGTTCAGTAACATCTGTCTTGGCTTTGATTTTAGGTATGATTTTAGGTTCAGCAGTATTTGACATTATGGTCCTAATTGAAAATAAAGGGGGATTGATTTCCCCCTTTATTATACTACGGCTGGAAGGTTATTGCAATCTTTTTGGGACGCTGTTCTTCCGGAATTACCTGCTCAAGTGCTACAGCAAGAATACCATTCTTAACAGATGCCCCACGGACTTGAATATTCTCTGCCAATGGGAAGGTACGAACAAAGTTGCGGTGACCGATGCCCCTGTGTAGGTATTCGATCTCATCTTCCTTCTTGGCTCTCTCACCTTTGACTGTCAGGACGTTTTCTTTTAACTCAACGTCGATTTCAGTCTGATCAAAACCAGCGACTGCCAGTTCAATTAGATAGTGAGTTTCATCCAGTTTAACTACATTGTGTGGAGGATAATTACCATCACTCTTGCTATTGGCAAAGGTTCGATTTAGGGTTTCGAACATTTGATCAAAGCCGATTGCGTGTCTGTGTAGGGATGGAATATCGATGGTGTGAATTTGAAACTGTGTCATTTTTATCTCCTTTATTAAGCAAAAATTATGACTTGTAAGACCCGCCCAATGCAGCGTCCTACATCTATATTTATACAGGATCTAGAGCATCCTGTCAACAGATTTGATAATCAAAACATCTTTTTTGGTAGTTGTTCCGAGGCCAGCTTTTTGCGCCAGCGATTCTTGGCAGCGGCCAGTGCCTTCTTACGGCGGGTAGTGGGCTTTTCGTAGAACTCACGCTCACGTAGACCCTGTAGCTTACCGCTATCTGCTACCTTTTTCTTGAACTTGCGTATAGCACGTTCTATATTGTCGTTTTCTTTAACGTATACTTTGGTCATGATATTTTCATCTCATCGTCGATCTGTTTAAGCCACACTTTAGGATCCTGTCCTTGATAGTGGTTACAGTCCAATACCGCTTTGGCCATGGCCCTGATACCTTCGAACCACTGGATATCTCCCATGCTGTCATTGTATAGGTAGATATCATAGTTCTTGTCACCGAGTTCTTTTAGGATATCGGATATCTGTTCGTCTGTCCAAGTACAATTCCTGATCAGGATCTTAATGATATCCTTGTCAAACTCCATGTCGGGCGGTGTGATAAATCTAGGCATATAATTCCTTAAAGTTGGGCCTTGATCATGAGATGCCACCCCAACGCACGTTCCATTATCTTGAACAGTTCGTCGGGCATGGCTTCAAACCAAGGTTGTTTCACGTATTCATATTTAACATATTTTTCGATGACCCAAGGGAAAATAAAATCCTGGTGTACATCTACGGTACGGAATGCTTTGAATAATTCCCTTGCTTCTTGATGTGTATAAGTCAGAGCCTGTGGACATCCGCTTTGTGCTTCAGGTTGATCCCAACCAGCGTTGATCAATATGTTCTTCCAGGAGTTCTTGGCATATAACATGGCACGTACTTCGCTGGTGCTGTGCATGAGTTGGGGTAAACAGGCTACCACACGTTCAGGGCGCGGTGCATGATGAATCACGCCACAGCTATATATTAAGTCAAACTTCTCTCCTGCGAATATGGCATCTAACTCTTCGGCATTGCCTTCTATGATCCTACCTTGTAGTCCAAACACATCAAATCTCTGCTTACATAGCTTAACACTTTCTTCGCTTAGATCTATACCTGTATAGTCTGCTCCAGCCCTGGCAAAATTGACAGCATCAGTGCCTATACCGCAGCCAATCTCTAATACACGTTTGCCACGCCAAGCAGGAAAGTCTGCAAACATGACCCCATGCGGTTCTATACTATATCTACGTGCTTCTACTTCATTAAAATATTCTACGGTGCCCACTGGGCTTGTGCTGTGTCGCACATTACAGGGACGTTGATTCCAATAATTTCTAACTTCATCTATAGTGGTAGTCATTTACTGATCTTCTCTTGCAATTTTAATACCCATTCATTAAGTTCTAATCTACGCTCGGGATGGCTGTAGTCTTCTGGGTTGGTAGGGTCTTTACCGTCCGCGGCATAGCTCTGCTCACGGAATGTTTCATCATCGTTGCCTCCGGTCACATCTGCACGGTCATGATAGAATTCAACGGGAATGTTCTTCATCCTATTGAGTGGGACTGTTACATTATAGATCCACCAATCGCTGTGATTGACTGGGCTGACCTTACCAAAGTAGTCTACCCACTCACGCGGTACGATGGGCATCAAGGCAAAGGGATGGTTCATAGTGGTGCAGGGCATACGTAGTAGTCCAAAGAATCCTGTCTCTTTGATGATCTCTGCATCCCAGTTTTCTGTCAGCATGAGCGAATCATCGTTCCAGAACATGATCCAATCTCCCGAGGCCTGTTCCGCTAGGAAGTTGACATACTTGTATAATCGTAGATATCCAAAACGTTCTGTCTCAAATACCTTGCTGGTAGCGTTGGACTGTGCTATAAATCCTGCCCAGACGTTTTCGAAGAACTCCCTACTTTCTTGATCATCGTCATCGTAGGCTACCAAGATCTCTATGTTACTGGTATCTTGTGCGTAGGACAATAAGCTGCCAATGCTTCTTACTAATGCTTCTGTTCTCTTGCGTGTTGGTAATAAAATCGATATCTTAGGTTTTGTCATTTGCTCTTTCGTTGAGTTTTTCAGCTACCAGTTCTTGCTCACTGATACTTAATTGATCTATCTCATATTCTCCCGACTGCAATTTCTCTATTAGGAATAGTATATATTGTTCATCGTAAGTATAGCTATCGGTTTTGGTTTTGTCAACTTCAATCCACTTGGAATCATTAAATTTGAACAATTTATTTGGTAAGAAGTCCACGCGGAGGAACATGTCGCCACGTCCGGGGTCAGTGGGAAACTGTGTACCAAAACTGCTCTTGATTGCAGTGTTGGGAACGTTGTCTGCTTTGAGTGCCAGTTCTTTCTTGATGTTGCGTGTTTCCGGAGGTGAGACCATAGGAGCCTTATAACGCTTCTTGGTCTCAGGAGTCTTTTCCGACTGCGCCTCAATTTCAATGTCCGCAATGGGTGTTGGAGCGGGTTCAACTACTTCCGTCACTACGGGGATGTCTGCCACAGGGATCACCGTACTGTCAACAGTCACTATGTTGCTGGTAACATTGGTGGTGGTCGCGATAGGAGTTTCTGGATCATCAGGTTCGTATGCAGTTGTTTTACCAAACTCACAGTCTAAGTTGGAACATATAGGACCTTCTGTTCCCACTGATGTTAATGTAGTGTCACAGGTTTGGCAATTAGAGGTAGTGTCCACAATCTCTATTACGGGCGGCACATCGTCGACGGGCTGATCCTCTACTACTTCTTTTTCTTCTCTATCGTCACGGGCCCACCGTATGCTCTGCTGTGCTGCCAAGATAAGGACCAGGGCCAATGGATCAAACACCAACACTATCAATATGATGACCCAGCGTACTGCCTTTTCCAATAGGTTAGCATCGGGATTATCACCATAGAGCAGTGCTGCCACATATTTGACCGGACCCACTTCTGCTTCTACTTTACGTGCTTGGCTGGCTATCGGTGCTCTTTCTTCCTGGAGCGTGGTAATTTGTTTCTGCGCTTGTGCGATCTCATTCTGGAGAGTGTTGCGTTCGCGTTGCTGACTGCGTCTTAGCTGTGCAGATCTTTCGGCGCCGCGTTCATCATTGCTACGTGCCATTAATTGGTCCACCGACTCATCCATCTGCTTGAGAGCGCGACGTGAGGACTCGATGTTGTCTCTTTGTGTCTTGATCTTGTCGTCGAATACTTGTACTTGCGCCTGTATATCACCGCTAGGCACACCTTGATCCAAGTGTGCTTTACTTAGGAAACCAAAGATTCCCATGCTGGTCAGCAACATGAGAAAGGCCACTGCCGGTACCAAATATAGCTTGTAGGTAATGCTGGCACGACTCCAGTACATCTTCAACCAAACTGCGGCAGTGATCTTGCCTACCTCAAGAGCCGCACCCATTATAATAATAGGTATGGCCGCGGCAGCAAATATAGCCATAAGACCTGATACACTGTAGTAGGCAGCGATAGCACTGATTATTAATGCTACAAATAAAGTAAAGAATCCAAATATCATATATATTATCCAGGATGTTGAGTTATATTATACTATCCTTATAGACATATTGCAACAGGTCTGATAGTCATAAAAAATCCCGCTGTGTATTTAGCGGGATTTTGTTAGTTATTGAATACTATCTTATCACTACACGATCTGGTGCTGCCCTATCGCTGTATAGCTGTCTACCTCTGCTACGGATTAGATCCGCTGAACCTTGTGGATCATCATTAAACATGGATTCAAGATCTTCTTTGGCGATACCATCAGCGACATCTATTGCATATATCTCATAATGTCGTTGGGTATTAAACCGTGCCCTGAGTGTGAGACTTTGTAAGATGCTGCCTACCTTACTGGTCCTATTAGACTCCACGCTTTTTAATGTGTTCCACATTTCTTCTTTTTCTATCTCAGTCACGTTGATGCAGGCTTCCAGTCCCGTTTGATCCCACGACAATATATAAGTTTCGGACATATTATTCCTTATAGGATAACTTCAACAACATGATCAAAAATTCTTTTGGTTTCTTTGGCTTTCCATACGAATCATGGCTTATATTGTCATAGCAGTTAGAACAGAAATATCCGGTGAAGTTATAATATTCGTGAAGCCACCAACCATTGGTCTCTGTCTTTATTTCGTCGCAGCCGTCGCAGGGTATCTTTTTAACTCCAATCATTTTAACTCCACGCTTTATACAAACCCGCTATCATAATGACGGCGGAAATTAAATTAACTATTAATTGCGGTTTATTCTTGACACGTACGGCCCACCATAAAAACAATAACGCACCTATTAGGAAGGTCATTACGTTATAAGGATAAGTCGCAGGTCCAATGGAGTTCAGGGAGTGCCCTGCTACGATTAGCACTGCCCCAACCCACTGTATCACTTCATTGGATTTTTCTTCTGACATATTAATATTGGTTAAGCCCCGGACAAAGTTCTGCTATCAACTCACGCTCACGCTGATGTGCAGGCTTGCGTCCACGCACCACTTCAACAGGCATGATCTCAAAAGCTTCAGCACCATGCTTGCGGATGCTGTTGCAAAGGTTCCAGCTCTTGTCTTCAGTAAGAGCGCGACGAATGTGCTTTTGGAAGCGGACCTTTAATGCCTTGTTGATCTGGCTACCACATACAGTGATGCCCATGTAGTATTCACCAGTCTGGGTGTTTGACAGCATATAAACCACATGCTTGGTATCTTGTCTGCGTTTTCTTTTATTCATACCACTATTATAGTGGAACAGCCATTTAATGTCAACCAAAAAAGAGTCGTTAAAAATCAATGACTTAGCAAAAAACCCAGGTCAGCTAAGTCATTGATTCTAAAGAGATTACTTTTTAGCGAATTCTTTCTTAATATAATACTCGGTTACCTTCTGGGATATATAAGCCGGGATATTATTTACTGCTTCTTCTGTGAGGAATCGATATGGGGATTTACTCCAAGTCCTAAATTCAATAAATTTAAAGAACTCTTTCCTGTGTTCTTTATTATTTGCATCAAAGATAACAAAAGGGCGGGCAGTAGTTGAATATTTTAGCATATAGTCTTTCTAATGTATGGTGTCGGAATGGAATACTACGTTTTTAAAAATCTTCATAATCTTTTGGACATTACTTGGTATCTTAAAATCCTCGGGATCATCGGGCATCATGGCTGCTTTCAGTTTTCCTTTCTTATCAAGAATAAAAATGTAATCATCTTCTTCGATCTCATCAAATAGATCTTCTTCTTGTTGTTCTTGTAGTTTTTGATCCATGATATTGCCTCTTTAATTGTTGGTAATACTTTTTACTCAGCTTACGTAATTTTACAACCACCGGGTGTTTATTGTCAAATAAACCGCAGTATAATTGGTAGATGAATACATCAGTTAATTTGGTAGGTCTCTTTGGTAAGGAATAAGCCATAGCAGTGGCCGCGTTGAATGAGTATGCTTCGATCTCATCGTTCAGCCCGAAGTACTCTTGTTGCTCTTTTACGGAAAGGTCCGGATCATCGCTGATATACTTGCGACAGTTACGATACTGTCTGCGCCTGTGCTGTTTCAAATGTACCATCTCATGGCCCAGAGTGTCCGCCAGTCGGTAGACCATCCGCATCCAATGTTCATGGGTCAGATCCTCATGATCCAGAGTAAAATATTTTTTTCGTTTGGGAAAGGCGATCTCAACTTCTATGGGTCTACGACCTTTGCGGTCTAGGTTAGGATCGTATTGACCCGAAATGTTAAAATCATTACTTATAATTGAGAGAGTGTCTATGCTTACGATCTTGCATTCCGGCATAGACACTGCTCTATTTAACCTACTAACAATTTCTGGAGCGGATAAGATCTGCCCCTCAAGGCGCTGATAGACTTTTTCCAGCTTGTCCAGCAATTGATAGTATTGCATCTTTACCTCATTTGAAAATTATAAACGCCATCAATACAGATTGTGCGATAAAGCCTGCTCCAATAGTAACAGTATTTAACTGATCTTTAAGAATAATTGCTCGAGCGAATAGTAGCACCAAACCCGCCCATATAAACAGGATTACATCCACATTGGGCGTGCGATCGCTGAGCCCTGTTAGCACTGCTAATAGACTGGGAATAGTGGCACAGTGTAGCACTATGGCTGCTAACCAACCTAGAGTGTCTGCTGTCATCTTCTTAAAATGTTCCGTTAAGAATAATTTGATGCTTTCTAGATATTTCATGGCTATTCCTTATAAAAGATATGTTGACCGATTTTTGTGACCTTCTCTTTGCCCCACCGAGGGTTCACGTAGTCTGCGTGGTAGTACATGGCCTGCGAAAGACCGGGTAATCTAAAATTCTCAAACAGAACTTTTTTGGCCACTTCTTCACTTTCTGCGTAGTGTTTGGACATGACTGGTTTGGACTTCCAAGTACCTTCGCATACCCAACTAAACTGACATATGATCTTTTCGTAGATTATATTTTTTTGGTAGACTACCCCGCAGATACTGTCACCAAATTTGCCAGACTCTGCGCGATTAAGTGTAACCTGAGCCACTGCTACTTTTCCTTCGAATGGTTCAGTTGCCGCTTCCCAATATATGTTTTTGGTCAGACAATCTAA